CTAGCCTCGGCGGGTGCGGTCTGCTTGTGCGGCGTGGGCGCGTTTCTCTACGACGCCCGGGCCCGCGAGTTTAAGAAGCGCGGCTTCGAGCCGCTGGACGGCTCCGGCATCGGCCCCGCGTGCGTCGATTTGATAGACGTTTTGCGGGCCGCTATCGCCCCCCGTCGCGGTGTCGCCCGCGAGGGCTGCCGCCGTTTTATTTGCGTCGATGATTGTGCCGCTGGCAGGCGGGATGAATAGCTCGGGGCCACGCTCGCCGACGAGGTAGGGAGACCGGCCCTTGACTGGTCCGCCCGAGGCGCGGCCTGGGATGCTGCCTGCTGCGCCCAAGAGTCCTTTGCCAATCCCCGAGAAGAGACCGCCACCGGCTGCCCCGCCGGCCCCGCCGAACATATTGCCAATGCCCGTTAACAGGGGCTTTAGGACGAGGGCTTTGAGCATCGACTGGATGACTTCGTTGATAATCGACTGGCCGAGCTTCTTCATGTCGGCGGTGCCGGTTTCCACGAAGTCTTTGAGGGTGTTGCCAAGCTGGTTCTCAATCGTCGCATCCAGACCGTCGAAGACGGTCATAAGGTCGCGGGCCGATTGGCTAGACTGCTCCCACATGGCGGCCTGCTTCTCATCGGCGGCGAGGGCCTGCGCCTGCCCTAGTAGGCCGATGTAGTGCTCGGTGGCGCGGTTAATCTCGTCTTGGGAGAGCTTGGCGTTATCCTGCAAGAACTGGAGCTGCGCGTAGAACTGCTGTGCCTGCGCCTGCACTTGCTCGCTTTGGGGCAGCGCGGCAGCAAGCGCAGCCCGCGCACTGGCGATTTGGGCTTGGTGCGCGGCGAGTTGTTGCTGGGTCTTTGCGGTGGCCTCCTTATTGATTGAGTCGCGCAGCTTTTGCGCCTCTTGAGCTTCGAGCAGATTGGCCGCACGGCGTTTCTGGCGGGCCGCTTCGTCGAGGGCCAAAATCTCGGCAATCTGCCCTTCTAGGGCGATGCGCTCGGCCTCTTTATTCGCCTCGGCAAGGGCACGCTCGCGCTCGGCCTGCGCGGACTTGGCCGCAAGCAGGTCTTCGCCGAGTTGGCGTTGCCAAGCCAGTTGCTTAGAGAGGGGGTCATTGGCCATCATGCCGCCTGCCGTGCCGTCGAACTGCTCGAAGCGGCGGCGAGCCTCACCGCGCTTGCCCGCTGCATCGAGCCATTCGCTGGCCGCATCGAGCGTCATCTGTGCGGCGTGCAGGTCGCCTTTGGCGATTTGCTCAGAGGCGAGCGTGCGAAGCAGGGCACTGGTTTTGGCGTTATCTAGGCCGTTTGCCATAATCGCCTCTTGGGCGGCCTGCTGCGTACCGTAGCTATTGACCTTGTCGTAGAGGTCGGTCGCCCATGCGACGGCTTCGGCGGTGATGATCTTCCAGCGGTAACCGAAGTCCTTTAGGGCTTGGTCGGCACGGGCGAGGCTTTCGATTGCGCTATCGCTTAGGATTTCGCCGCTTTTCTTGGCGTTGTTGGCGAGCGTGTCATAGCCTTCGGTGCCCAGCTTATGGAGGCTTGCCATCAGCTTGGGGCCTGCCTCTTGGCCGATTAGGGCCATGACTTCGGCCATCATCGCTTGCTTATCCTTGGCCCCTGCGACGGCGACACCAAGCCGCTCCATTTGAGCCTCGGGGGCGAGATTCTTAAAGGTCTGGATGTCGATGCCGAGGCGGGCAAATCGCTCGGAGAGGCCTTTATTTCCCTGCGCGGCGTCTTGGGTGCTCTTGGTCAGCTTGAGGACCCCTTTACTCATCTCCTCAATGGAGGAGCCGTTTTGCGCGGCTACGCGGCCTAGCACCTGCATTTGCTCGGTGCCTAGGCCGCTTTTGTCGGCCAAGTCTTTGAGCCCCGCGCCAAGCTGCATCGCGGCCTTGCCCGCCTCGATTGAGGAGTGGGCCAGCTTCATCAGTGCGGGCACGGCGGCGACGACGCCGAGTTGAAAGCGTTTAAGGGTAGTCTGCGTGTGCTTGAGCTTGGCGTTGAGCTTCTCGATGTCGGAGTACTTCGCCGTCGCCGTGACGTTAATGGTGGAGTCGATTTTTGCCTTGGCCATTGGGAGGGTGTGTTATTGCTTAGCGTTTATGAAGCACTCGGATTGGAAGCCCCTGTCCCCGCGCTACCTCGACCCTGAGGGGCGGCACCCGCCGCGCACGCTTGGCGAGGCCGCCGAGGATGGGCTTAAGGGCCTAGGCTGGCTCTCTAAGACGCTCGCAAAAGGGCTGTTGTGGGCGGTGGTCATCGTGGGGGCAGTGTTGCTCTTGTTTACCGGCCCTGCGGGCTTCGTGGTGGAAGGCGTGGTGGTTGCGCTTGTGTTGTATTTACTGCTTAGAGGCCGCTCTTCTTGAGGGCCTTTATTGCGCCGCCTTTTGTTTTCGCCTGCGCTTTCTCGAAGGCTTTCTTAAGCCCCTTTTCGACTTCCTTATTAAAGTCTTCGTAGAACTTGGATTGGCGGCCCCGCAACGCATCGGCAAAGAGGGGGTAAGGGCGCACGTAGTGCTTAGGCTGGTTTTTATTGCCGAAGTGGCCGCCGCCTTCCTTTAGGTGGGCATACTTGGCGGGATTATTCGGCTTTAGGAATTTCTTACCCTTCCAGCCGGTCTTTAAGTCCCAAGTGTTTGGGGTGTTCTCTGCGCCGATTCCCACCCACGCACGCTTCATGTTCATCTTCCCCTTACTGGAGCGGCTTTGCACGGCAGCCGCGAGGTTGCCGCTGTCCTTAGGGATCTTCTTGGCGTTTTTCTTGGCGGCGGCGATGATCGGGCGCATGCCCACGTTTAGTGCTTTTTGGAGGATACCCCTGCGAAACGTCCAGTGCACTTGATGCAGGGCTTCGAGGGCGGGCGCGAGCCCATCGGTCTGAACTCTCATGGCGTGGGGGGCTTTTGATTTTGGAGGGGCGCGAAGGCGGCGGCAAAGGCCGCGTGGAGGGCTTCGGGGCTGCGGGTATCGGCCTTATTACTACGAGGCAGGAAGTCCTCAGCACTGAGGGCGCGACCGCTTTTGTGTTTTAGCCCGTGCAGCCGTGCCTCCCACGCGCGAGCGCGTGCCTCGCGTAACTGGTAGGCGTCCACATGGGCCGCCCACTCGGCGGGGCTCATAGCGAGGATGTCGGGCGCGGGTAGGACAAGTCCTAGCTCGATACGGGCGAAAGCGAGGGCTTGGTATCGCTTTTTTTTTGCCTCGGAGGTCGAACCCGTGCCTTCGCTCAAGGCGGCGTGGAGTAGGTCGATAATCGCCTCGCCATCGAGCTTCTCATCCGAGAGTGCGCGGGCGAGCGCGGCAGGCGTATCGGTAGGCAGGGACAAGCGGGCTTTATCGGGAAGCATTGACCAAAGTAGGTCGATGCTGGCTTTAAAGCCCTTTGGCCCGCCCAGCTCGTCGAAGGCGGCGGCGCGGCCAGACTCTTGGAGCAGGTAGATGGCACCGAAATCCCAGTGCAGGGGGTAGGCTTGGCCGTTGAGGGTGAGGGTGGGTTGTGTAGTGCTCATTGTATTACAAAAGGTTAAGCAGTTAAACGGGCACCGGTGGGCTTGAGCGTGAGCTCCTCGACGTGCGCACTGGGGTTCTCCGCCGCGTTCATCACCACACTGACCACGTTGGCGTTAAAGATGACGGCCTTATCCGCAGGCCACGAGCTGTGGTAGACCTTAAACTTTTTACTTTGGCCGAGGGCAGCACGCACGAGGTTTTGCCCCGCATCGGTGTAATCGACGAACCACGAGCCCGTGCACTCGCTCCAATCCATAATCCCCGTATTCATCCACTCGCGGATACCCCCGGGCGAGCCGTGGTGCGTTACGTCAATCGGAGCCTCCATGATTAAGGAGGGCGGGGTCAGCGTGCTAACCCCGTCAATAGGCACCCAGTCGGTGCCGTCTTGGATGGAAAACTGGATACTGGAGACGTTTTGCGCTTGGATAGGCATAGTGCCGCCCAAGCTGCGTGGCCCCGCCACCTTTTCGCCTGCCAAAACAGGCAACAATAGGCAGCGCGTCGCGCGGTTGATTTCGCTCAGACTGCCACACTCTGCGGCGTGATGGCAAACCACGCCACCGCCTCCTCGGGACGGAGAAGTTCGCGGTAGTGCTGGTGGATTTTTGCGACACT